AAACACCCAGATGTAGTTGAAATGGTAAGGGACGGGTTTTTAGGGCCTTCAATCCACGCAAGTGCGAAAGAAGTGAGTTTTGAAGAAGGAGTATATAATGTAAAAGGATTGGAGATTGAAGGTGTGGGACTTGTTGCATTTCAAGGTGTTAAAAGCGCAAGTATAGATTACGCCCTCGCAGAATCGTTTGAAAAGGCGGAGTCTTCTAAAGAAGACGTTACAGAAAATATGGAGGAAACTAAAATGGTTGAAGAAATTAAAGTAAAAGAAGAAGAGCAACCTAAACAGGAAGAACCTGTAGCGGAAGTACCTAAAGAAGAACCAAAGGAAGAACCTGCCGCTCAAGAGACTTTTTCTGTTGAGGATATTAAAATGCTCAAAGAAGAATTAGCAACTTTAAAAAATGCTAAAAAGAATGAATTGGTTGAGTCTATTGTTAAGATTAACAGTAGCTTAGTGAAAGAAGAATTACTGAAAGAAAGTGATGAACGACTAAAGCTAGTTTTGGAGTATGAAACTAAATTGGCAGGAAAGACTGAATCTGTTGCAGTAGTAGAAAATACTGAAGAAAAAACAGAAGAGTTTGCAATTGCTGAGAATGGTGATTACACTATGACTAAGGAAATGTACGATAAATTTAACACGGAATTACGTGAAAGAGTGAGGTAAATAAAAAATGGCACAAACAGGATTTGTTTTATCTGACGAAGGTCGTTCAATTAGCATTTTGAATGATAGTGGAACTACAGCTATTGAAGCTGGAGATTTAGTATTCTCAATTGCTAATGATGACGCCTTTTCAGACACTGTTGCAGCAGTAAGAAATTCTTACGCAGCAGGAGATATTAAAGGGAAATCTATGACTGATTCAGCTAGTGGATATCAAACAGTATTGGGTATTGCTCAAGAAGACATCCCAGCAGATGGTTATGGATCAATTGCTATGGAAGGAGTATTTTTACATTCCGTCCAGGCAGACACTGAAGCTGGTGAGCGTGTTAGAGGATCAGCAGCAGCTAGTAACAAGTTAGTACCTTTAGTAGCAGGAACTGCAACTTATGCAGCGGCTGTTGTTAACAACCAACTTTACAGTTGTGGAAAAGCACTAACTGGCGGAAGCGCAGATGGTAAGTACATTGCGTGGAAATTAACTTTATAAGGAGGAAATAGAAAATGCCAACACAATTATTAGGAACAGGAAGTTCAGACTTTGCGAGTTCAAGCGCAAACACAGCAACAACTTCTTATTTAATCCCAAGAACACTTCTTCCTGAAGTTATGAACGCAGTTCGGAAGAAACTATTCTTACGTGGATTAGCAGCAAGAATTTTTGGTCCATCCAGTATTCCTGGAAGAACCTTAGTAATCCCAATGCAGACTGAGATTGGAACTAACACCGCTTTAGCAGTTAACAGAGTAGGCGAAGGTGGAGAAATTCCATTAGTACAGAGCGAGTGGGAAAGTTTAACTTTAACACCAGTTAAGTACGGTGCAAGAGTAGGAGTAACTAAAGAAATGATGGAAGATGGAATCGTTGACTTACTTTCATATCACGCAGAACTTGCAGGATACGAATTTGCAGACAATGAAGAATCTTTAATCGTAGCTCAGTTAGACGCAGCAGCAACTGCTTCTTCAAACACTGTAGCAAATGGTAACGCAACTTTACCTGTAAGTGACATTACTGCAGCAATGCAACAACTTGAGGAATCTAATTACAGACCAACTCACATGTTGATTGGTGCAGAAGTTGCTAACGATTTGAGAAACATCGATACTTTCGTTGAAGCAGATAAAACTGGCGGTTCAATGGATCCAACCATGCCTTTGATTGGTAGAATCTTTGGAATGCAAGTTATGGTAAGTAACAACATTACTGCAACTTTAGCTTACATCATTGACGCATCTCACGCATTTGTGATTGCTGAAAAGCGACCATTAACTGTTGAGAGATACTCTGACGTAGCAAGAGACAGTGGATTTGTTGTAATCACTCAAAGATTTGCAGCTAACTACTTAAGAGCGGAAGCTGTTAGTGAGATTACCACAACATAAACTTAGAAAGAATTTTTTTCTTTTTATTTTTATTTTTTACAATGGAGGAACAATAAAATGGCAGGATTAAATGACGGAATTTCCGGAGGAGGCGGAGGTGTAGATTACACTACTGGTACTTTTTCTGGAGCAGTTACGTTAGGAGATGCAGCTGGAGATGCAATTACTGTTACAGGTACAGCAACTTTTGCTGAAACTGCTGTGTTTACAAGTGGGATTACTAGCAATGGTAATGTTACTTTAGGTGCAGGAGATGACCTAATCGGTTCGGCTACATCTGATATTACCATAAACACTGACAAATTTACAGTTGCAGGGGCTACAGGTAACACAGTAGTTGGTGGAACTTTGACTTGTAATGGAAACTTAAGTTTATCAGCAGGATTTGATTTGTTGGGTTCAGCAACATCTGACATTACAATCAACACTGACAAATTTACAGTTGCAGGTGCAACAGGAAATACAGTTATCGCAGGAACATTAACTCAAGATGGTGCAGCTACTTTTTCAGCAGCAGTTACTGTGGGTGTTGACAATACTGGATACGATGTAAAGTTTTTCGGTGCAACAGCAAGTAAGTTTATGGTTTGGGACGAATCAGCAGATGATTTGATCTTAGCAGATGCAGTAGGGTTACAGTTAGGTGGAGACGAAAGTACAGCAGACGGATTTAAAGTTGAGTTTGATGGTACTGATACGTTGGACATTAACGCTTTAACAGCAGGCGACCACATAGCAGTAGGAGATACAACTTCAACTGGATTTACTGTGGCAGCTCAAAGCGTAACACCAAACAACGATGATGGTGCAGCAAGTACAATCAATGTAGGAGTAACCGCAGTTGACGTGGGTGCAGTAACTAACGATGTAAACGATTGGATTACTTTACCAGCATTATCAACTGTCCCAATAGGACATATGATACATATTGCTTGTAACGCAGCAGGGAACTTTGAGTTAAGAACTCCTTCAGGGAGTAACGAGAAGATCAATACTGTAGATAGCGATGGTACCGCAGAGTTGTTAATGATTGATACCGAAATGGTACAAGTTGTTAAGGTAAGTAACGCTGATGGTTGGATTGCTCGTAGCTTTACGGCATTAGGGGCAACTAACGGAGCATTAACACCGGATTAGACCTAACGGTCTTTTTTTTTATTTTTTTAAACAAATAAACTGAATGGAGATGAATTGAAATGGTGGAAACCGACTATGTAGATATAACCCCTAATAATATTGACCCGTTAGGGATGGGAAAAAAGAAAACAATGTTTGTATTTCAAGAATTGGAATGGAAACAGATTAGAGAAAACCCTGGAAGATTAACTAAGGAAGGGGTACAAAAGAAAATTAAGTTGTGGGCGGGTTCACAAAACAAACACGTTGCAGCAAAATATAAAACAATGTTAGCTCAATGTGAGAAGTTGGAAGCAAGTGGGAAAACAACTGATGGAAGGACTGTTTACTCAAGGAGTAAGAAAGGAGTTCCAAATTGGGTTGAAGAGGATAAACCTACTTTGAATGTTCACGAAGAAGAAAAACCTAAACCAAAGAAGGTTAAAAAAGATTAGTTTAAAAATCTAAACTGATTAGTTTCACAGGCTGATAACCTCAATTTCAGGCCTTAGAAACAAACGGAGGAAACAAAATGGCAACATCAGAAGTATTTAACCCTATAGAGGGCGGCTCAGGAAGAGCAGACATTAAATGGAGATCATCACGGTCATTAGGCGGTGATTTAAGATTATGGCATTACACTTCAGATAGTATTAATGCTGCAACAAGTTCATCATTAGATTTAACCAGTACAAGTAATTGGTTATGGGATGCAGTAAGAATTCATCAAATTATTGTTAAAGCTGCGGCAAGTCTTGATTTTGATATTGAAATTTATCCAGATGATAATTTCACTGCTAACACTCATCTTTACAAGAATGAGAATAATAATTTAGTAATGAATGATAAGCCTCTTGGTGGATTGTTTTATATTGATACTGATTTGACCAACGAACTTCATATAGAGATTGTTAACACTGACGCAGTTAATGCAAGTGTTTTTGACATTTATATGATTATATCTCCAATATCTAACTAGGTGATTTAAATGGCAAGAACACACCCAACGGATAGCGGAAATTTAGTATTAGATTCATTGACACTTTCTGGAGATGCAACTATTTCAGGTAATTTGGATGTTGCAGGTTCAACTACGTTAGTGTCAGCAACAACAAGTGGAGCAGTTACTATTGACCTGGATAACACAGAAGCATTATTAGTAAGGAAAGATGGTGATGCAGGAGATATATTTACTGTTGATACAATAGCTCCATTAATAAGCACCACATCTGCAATAAATGTTAACCCAGCATCAGGTGCATTGTTATCCTTTAAATCTGGAGTTTATGGACAGTTTAGAGCAAGTGCTGATGATGGTTTGTTATTAACCGCAGGAACAGATACTAACTCAAACAGAAACATCATTATAACAGATACAGCAAATGCGGCATTTGACCATGGCCACGACACACTGAGTCCAGGCCCAACATTATTCATACATTCAGTAAATGCGACAACAAATGAATGGGGAAGTTTGAGTCACGATGGTACTCGGTTCAATATTGAGAGTGGAAAAACAGTTATCACTATGGTTGACTTTGCAGAAATGAAAGCTGGTATGGGTATTAATTCAGCAAATACTACTTTACTTCGATTTGATTCTGGTACTGATGATGGTGTAAGAATGTCTATTCTTGGAAATGATGGATTGGATAATATGAATTTAATCTTTACAAAACTTTCCAATAAAGATTCTGACCACGACCACGACACAATAAGTACAGACCCTACATTATTTATTCATTCAGCAACTGACCCAGACAATTCTAACAGCGAATATGTTTCATTTGAACACGATAAATCCAATTCTACTTTTTCTACAGGATTGGGGGGATTTGCATTTGATATTGATGTTCAACCAGCAAGAGGAACTATGGTCTTTTCTGGACAACCATCTGCAGGAGACAATTTTGTAGTCAATGCAACTACATTTACTGAAGGAGCAGAATGGAGTTTAGGAGTAGATTTAGCAGCAACATTAGCAGCTATTGTTGCAGAAATTAACACTGGTGCAGAATCAGCAAACGCACACGCTTATGATAATGGCGTAGATACAGTTACAGTAGAATGGCTAACAAAAGGAACAGCAGGAAACTCTATTGTGTTTACAACTACTTTAGATACTGCAACCATTGACGGGGCAGGTACCTTAGGTGGGGCAGTTACAGGAGTTGCAGCAAATCCGGGAGTTGTCTTAATTGATAACTCTGGTAAAATGGACGCTTCGATTTCAGGAATTAATAGTAAAATTTCGGTAGCAAATGTTTCAAGTCCACCAACAGATGCAGAGTTAGATTCAGAGTTTGGAACTCCAGCAACAGTTGGGCCTGGATTTACAGCCATACTTGATGACAATGGTGCAGGGACAGCAGTGTACCTTATTGCTTCTGATGGGACAAATTGGTGGCACCAATCTATGACAAAGGCAGTATAAAATGAAAGCTAAAAAAGTTGAAAGTTTAAGACAGAAGATGGGTAGTAGCAAAGTCGTTAGACTTTTAACTACTTCTCCTTTCATTGATGATAAGTGGATTGATGACCCAAGCAAACTTAAAAAATATCTGGTTGTTAGGTATAAGAAAGAGAATGACCAGTATTTACCTGTTTGGAAAGAAGTTGACGGTAAGAAAGTTCAATGGTGGGAATCTGACACTCACGATAAGTTAAAATCGAAAGTTAAAGATTATAGTGCTTATTGGAAAAGGGCCAAGAAAGATAGTGAGAAGATGAAGAAGGCAAAGTTCTTATTGAAAGATAAAGCTTCTTTTGAATATTATCACACTGACGATTTTATGGACGCACAAGATAAGTACATTGAATGGGGTGGAAATTCATTGTCTTACCTGACCGTTAACGGAACGGGGGGCGATGACTGATGCCAGAAAGAACTTTCCTCAAAATCACTAACAGAGACATATTTGACAAATTAGAAAAGATGGATGAAAGGTTAGAATCAATTGAATTACATGCAAAGGAAACGAATGGGAAAGTTAAACTTAACAGATGGATTGCAACGACCGCATTGACGATGGTTGTGGCTTTCATTGGAATTTGTGGTAAAATATTATTTGGAGGATAAGATAGATGAGTACAGAAATTGGTGGATATGATAATAACGCACAAACTTCTATGACCAGTCGGGCAGGAGTTACAGTTACTACTGCTGGGACTAAAAATTTGTTCGATACTATTCTTAGAGATACGAGTGGTGATCCGTTAGGAACTAATGCTAATCCCCTTGTTGTTGATACTGAACTTACTGTGAGTGGTGTAACTATTGATAATGTGTTCACTTATGCGGAAGCACCAAGAGCAACAGCTGATGCAGCTTATGCATTGATTGATGGGGAAGGGCATGTTCAAGTTGATGTGTTAAGTTCAGCATTACCTACGGGTGCGGCGACAGAGGCCACGCTTTCTAATGTAGATACGGCCTTAACAGAAGTATCACTTGCAGATAATATGAGTAATCCTACAATCCCTTTAGTGGGAAGTCATCTCCTTGGTTGGAATCCTGGTGCCAGTGAATGGGAAAGAATAAGGTCTTCCCCTGTTAACGCAGACGGATTAACAAATCACAATCAAGGAGTTTTAGATGTTATGTGTCATAATTTTATGTCTAACGGCACCAGCTGGGATAGAATGAAAGGGGATACCACTTATGGGGTAGATGTGGATGTAACCCGTGTTAAACCAGATGGAACTAACACTATGCCAAGTGGAGATACTTTAGCAAGAGGGGTTTATACGAGGACAACTTTATACAATAGTTCTGGAACTGAAACTGGAACTGAAAGTAATCCAACGACAGTACATACTTTTAGTCACGGGGAAGCAATATCACACGGATTAGTCGCTGACCACGAATCAAGAAACATTTTAGCTTTTTGTGATAATGTTAGTAACGCAGCAACATATACAGATATTGCCCCACAAGTTGCGGCAGGTGTAAGAATTTCAGTACCACCTTTAGTTGGTGGAGTTCCAACAGCAATAGCTATGGAAATTGTTTCAAGTGATGCGGCAGACGATTCAGTAGAATTAGTTAATGGAACTGCTGATGCAGGAGGTTCTTCTACAGTCTTGGAAGATGCAGCTGGAAACTTTGTGGTTAATGGGGTAGTTGCTGGCGATTGTTTGTTTAACACAACAGACAATTCAATTGGGGTAATCACGGCAGTTGGTGCAACTACATTAACAATTGCAGCAGGAATGTCTGAAGGAGCAAATGATGCTGGTGATACTTACTATGTTATTGATGATGATAGTGCTGGTGATACTGGCGTTAAGGTTGTAGAGGTTCACGGGTTGGATGGTAATTATGATGAACAATCTGAGTTTGTACAACTGAACGGGACGACAGAAGTGGCAACAGCTAACAGCTATTATCGAATAAACAATATTCACTCAATGATGGTTGGTAGTGGAGGGGTTGCTGCTGGAGATATTGATATAAGACACACTTCAGATACACCTATTTATGCAAGACTCGCTGCCAATGGTAATATGTCCCAGACTGGAATTTTTACAGTACCTAATGGGAAAACAGGTTATATCAAGAGATGGTCAGCTGGAAGTGCAGGAGATAACGACGTTGAGATATTGTTAAGAGCAACCTGTGACTGGGATAATAGAAAATTAACCAAAGGTGTGTTTCAATTTCAAGATAATGTTTTATTAGAAAATAATAGTACGGAGATTATATTTGACGAGCCCTTAGTATTTCCAGAGGGATGTGATATTAAAATATCTGCAAGGAAGTTAAGTGCAGGAACAAGCGTACCAGTAGTTGGAAGTTTTCAGATATATTATGAATAGGAGGAGATTGAAATGGTAGATGAATTACTTAACAAATTGAACAATGCGTTTGATGAACTTAAAGGTGTCATTGAACAGCAGAAAAATATGATTGTTTCTTTGAAGGAAGAAGCTAAAGAAGCAAACAAGCAGAAGGCGATTAAGGAAGCAGAGTGTGGAGAGTTAAGAGCTAAACTTGCAAAGTTCCATAATGCAATGAAAGGTTTAGTTTAAATAGGAGGACTGATTAGTATGAAATGGGTATTAAATAAACAAAAGGGTAGCACGGTGAATCATCCAACTGTGGGCAAACTCAAGGGTGGAGTTGCTTATCCAGTAACTGATGAACAAGCTAACCAACTTAAACACATTATTAATTTAATTGTGTTTGATGAAGTTAAACAAAACGAGGAAGAATAATGACAGTAACACTTGCACAAATATCAGCCGACACAGGTGAGGTGTACGATGCAGTAGATGGTGGAACAACCGCAGTAACTGCAATATTAGCAAGAGCAACAGCATTTGCAGGGGCGATGGGTTCATCAGATGACACTATCGTTAGACCTTTAGCTGACGCAATGGTAGTTAACCAAGTAATGGGTGGGATTGATCCAGTTAACAAAACTATTGGTTCCCTTTCAGTTGGGGCTAAAGATTTACGTTCAATGCGTGATTACTTTAAAGAAGAAGCTAAAAGAGCAGCAGTGATTGCTGGATACTCAATTGACGGACTTACAATTATCTTTAAAGATTCAGAACAATGACACTATCAACTTCATTAAGAGGAGCAGCACGGACACTTATTGATACGTTTGGGAATGCAGGAGTATTGTATCCTTATTCAAGTGCAACAAAAACGGAGAACAGTGAAGGAGATGTTGCTGTTAGTAGTTGGGGTGCAGGAAGTGCAGTGTTAGTAGTTGACGGAGATAATGTTACTCAAGAACTTTCACAAGGAAATCAAGCGATGGAAACGTTGGGTGAAGATGAAAAGATTGTTCGAGATGATGTGACAATCGCTGTTAATGATAGGCTTGACGTAACATCACCAGCAACAACATATCGAGTGGTGGAACTGAGACCAATCGTAACTCAATCCGTAACAGTAGTACAAATAATCAAAGTAGCAAGAGAAGACATAACAACGCAGTGGTAAACTGGCGTATGTGTCATATGTGTCACGTGGGACAACTCACGACAGGCACGGGGACTAACCTATGGCAATAAGTAAAGATACTTTAACTACAAATATCTGGGACGAAATATATACTCATTTACAAACAACTAATCCTATTAGTACTAACAACATTTTTTCTGCTTGGAATTCTACATTAGCAACTTCTAAAGGTTATCCTCTTGTAATTATTCATCCACCAGAGGCTTCAGTTGAAAAACTTAACGTGACTGGTGATTTTATTCAATCAGAAGTTAACATACTTATTGAAGTTTATCACAATTCTGCAGAAAATCTTAAAGTAATCAAAGATCAAATTGTTTCATCATTATTATCAGCTCGGAGAGCGTTATCTTCAGTTGGACTTAAACGGATGAATATGGAAGGTGGAGATGTGGACACTTGGGAGGAAGGCAAAAAGAAAAGGCACAGATGTGGATTTACCGTGTCTTTTATGTATGCTGAGGTATAATGGTATTAAGGGTTGAGTTTGTTGGAGTGAATGATACCATTAAATTTTTGAATGGTGTTTCAAGGAGAACCAAAGGGGTTCCCAATAAAATGACTTTGGAAATGGCAAGTGCGTTTAGGAAGAGAGTAAAAAGCAGGATGCCAAGGAGAAAGTCTCGGATAAGTCCTGGACATAGTTCTCCTACACCTTTATTACAAAGGTTAAACTCAGTAAGGAAAACAAAAGGTGGTCATACCGTTGGATTTAATAGGTCCGGAGATTTCCCAGGATTGCCTGAAGCAGTAGAGTATGGGACAAAACCACACATTATCCTTCCTAAAAATGTTAGGAAGATGAGATGGGAAGATATTGGGGGAAAAAGGTTTGCAAGAAGAGTAAGTCATCCAGGAACAAGGCCAACTTACTTTTGGTCACATTCAATTGAAGACTTTAAAGCACAAGATATGACGATGATTGTGAATAAGGGAGCATCGAAGATTGTTGGAAGATGAGAATAAATAAATTAAAACAAACGGAGGAAATATAATATGGCATTACCAGACCATTTTGAAGGTGAAGATGTAATTATTGTTTTACAGGAAGAAGGTGACCTTGACAACATCCAGAATATGGAAGGACGGGTTATGAGTTGGAACGTAAGCGGTGGAGCATCTTCAACAGATGAGGTTTTTGCATTTGGAGGTAAAACTTTCAACTTTCAAAAACCAAGAGAAAAGTTTACGTTATCTTTTGACGTGATGATTAACAACAGCGACTTTGATTATGTACAGTTCGGTTCAGATACTAGCGGTGCAATATTTGGAACTACAGCAGGAATGGTTATTAAATCAGACCAAGTACCAAGTAGATGGAGAATAATTTTCTTTTTCCAAGCAGCAGCAAGTCATTTAAGAGATCCAACTGACGCAACAATCATTGTACCAGACAAAACTGTCAGTGCATACAGGATGATTTTCTGTGATTGTAAAGCAGTAACTTTTGATAAGGAGTTTAGCTCTGATGAGTATTTCAAAGGAACGTTATCTTTTGAATTCTCAGCTACAGATTCTGATGGGTTTGCTAACTACTTTGAAGAAGAAGGACTTGGAATTGGAACCGCAGCAGGAACTACTTTAGCAACTTTAACTACCACAGCAGGTAAGGGATTGTTAAGAGAAGCGAAAGGTTACTTAGACTGGTCAGTTACCACTACTCGAAGTTGGGACAGTGGAACGGCTGGGACTACATACAGATATACGGGCTAAGCCCACTTTTATTTTTTTTTTTTTTTGATTTGAAAGACGAGGAGGAAGATAGAAATGAAATTTAGTCACATAATGGGAGCAAATGAAATCCCAGAATATATTAAGGACTGTTTAGAAGAGCAACCAGCAAGAAGCGGAATGTATAATTGGATATTTGCATTTAAAGGAGAAGTTAATACTTGGAAAAGTGTTAAACATAGATTGCACGAGTTTGATGTGGTACAAGTTAATATGTCACCATTAGATTTTCAAACAGTGATTGATGTGAGAGAGGAATTAACTCGCACAGGGAACACACACACCAAGCTAGTTATTAACAATGATTATGTTTGTGAGTGTTGGAAAGAGTGGGACGTTCATCCTGGACTGTATGATTCTATTCAAAGAATGGGAGATATGGTGTTTGGAACTGAACCGCACCAAGTAAGCAATATGGTTAATGGTGCTTTTTGTATACCTCACCCAACCAACACTAAGTGGCTTAAACGGATGACCACTGACACTAAGTCTAATTCTATCGGATATGTTTTTCATTGGTGGGAAGGTGGAACTTATTTACCTTACAGAACAACTGAGAAAGTTAAAGAAAAGTATGGTATTGACAGATCTCATGTTTATGGGTACAAACCACAATATGATAAGATGGGCAAACTTAACGGGATGACTTGGGATAAAGTTATGCCTCTTGACAATTTCTCAAATTATGCAGAGAGAGTAATGGGAGAGAGGATTGTTTACGACCCAAACCCCTACCACACGTATGGGAGGAACGGGGTTGAAGCTGCTTGTTGGAGAATGCCAATTGTTGGGAGTGATAGAGTGTTTTCTTATAAGAAACTGTTTCCTGAGTTCTGTTGTGATCCTTACGACTTTAACGCTACTATGAAAGTGTTTGATTTTATTATGAACAATCCAAAAGAAGTGCAAAAGATTCTTGACAGGGCATATGAAGAAGTGGAATGGTTCAACTACGAAAATAGTAGGAAGAGGTTTTTAGAAGCATTAGATATTGCTGTTAAACGTGGAGGTGTAGAATGGTACAGGAAGAATGGGTAGATAATTGGCCTGAACAGAAACCAGACGTACCTGCTGATGACCACGGGTGGTTCCAATCTTCAAATCAATTAGTAGTTAAGAATTTGATTAATGATAAAATGGAATGTATAATTGAGTTGGGCAGCTGGTTAGGGAAGTCAACTAAGTTTATTGCTGAACAAGCACCTAACGCAACCATCTACGCTATTGACCATTGGAAAGGCAGTCCTGAACACCAAGGTAGAGATGACGTTAAAGACAAGTTACCTACGCTCTACGAGACTTTCTTAGTGAATCTGTGGGAGTTTAAGGACAGAATAAAACCTCTTAGAATGACGACTAAACAGGGTTTAATGAAGTGTTATGAAAATGGAGTTAAACCAGACGTTATTTACGTTGATGCAGCCCACGATTATGATGGGGTCACAGAAGATTTACTTGCAATCAAAAACTATTTCCCTAACGCCAAAGTGATAGGGGATGATTGGTTATGGGAAGATAGAAACAAGGAACATTCAGTAAGAGAAGCAGTGATTGAACATTGCAGAAAGTACGCTATTTTGTTCCACGTGTTTGGAAATGTGTGGTGGTTGAAATGACAGAAAAAAGAAGTATGGCAGAGTTGAAAGCGATGGCTGGGATTAAAGATGTTGAAGGAATTAAAAGTATGAATAATGAACAGTGGGAAACTATGTATGATAATGGAATGTTAAGTTTAGAGAAGTATGCACCATTTGAAAAACAGATTAAGGAACCACCTTACAGGTACAGGTGGATCCTTGAGAAAGTTGAAGGAATGAAAGGAAACTCATTAGATGTGGGGTGTAATAACGGTGCCCTCGTTTATCTGATGGGTTGTAAAGGCTTTACTGCTCACGGAATAGAAGTGGGTGATAAACTGCTTGAGAACTGTCTAAAAAACGTACCGAGTGGGAAATTCGTTAAAGCACACGCAGATGAAGAAATTCCTTTTGAAAGTAACTTTTTTGATGTTGTTACAAGTTTAGAAGTATTGGAACATGTGAAGAACCCAGATAAGATGGTTGCTGAAATGTTAAGGGTTCTTAAGCCAGGTGGAAAGTTGTTAGTGACTGTGCCTATTCAGAAAGCTTTTGACTGTCCACAACATTTGAGATACTTTGGTTTTTATTCATTAGGAGAATTGTTTGAACCATTCATTGAAGAGTTCAAGATTTGTAGAATTTACAAAAGTGGTACGGCAGAGAAAGAAAGAATGTTATTTGCATTGGAGGCGATAAAATGAGTAGCGTGAAAGATAAGGTTGAAGATTTGACTACGATAAATTTTAGTATTACAAAATGTCCATTGAAAGTGTTTAAAGCGTTCAGTGAGTTTTGTAAAAGTGAAACTAACGACAATTATGCGTTTGGTTTAAAAATGCTGTTAGATTCTAGAGAAGTGAATGTGAAAGAAGTTGTACTTTATGAACAATACTGTGAGTTGAAGGATAGGATTGTAGCATTAGAAAGTAAAGAAGACAAGGTTGAAGAAAAGAAAGGGCCTAAAGTATTGGGTTCGGGAGGAATGAAAAATGTCAAGACTAAGTAAATTGATTGGAGCGCCAATGAAGATTAAAATTGGTGGGGAAGAGTTAGAAATCAAACCATTAAAAGTTAAAGATTTGCCTTTACTTATGAAATTAACAGGGCAAGACGTTGAACAACAAACAGAAGCTATGATTAAGATTATCCGTAAGACGTTAAAAGAAGCTGTCTCTGACGCAACTGATGAAGACATTGACAATGTGGGAGTTATGCACTTTAAGGCATTATCAGAAGCAATCATGAAAGTTAACGGAATGGATGATGATAAGCAAAAGAGTTCAGTCGTTAAAGAATAAGCAAGGCGGTAAACGCTGTACTGAAGACCAACTTGCTGAAGCAATGGTGGTCGTTATGAAAGAGATGGGGTGGTCATATCCACAAATGATGGAGTGTCCAATCCCAACTTACAATGTGGTTGTTGCTATTTTAAATGAGAGGGCAGAGAAGGAAAAGAAGGAGATGGATAAAAATAAGAACAAGAGAATGAAAAAATGACGGATACCTTAAGACAAATTATGCTTAAAATTGTTGCTGATGATAAAGCAAGTGCAACAGTTAACAAAGTAGCGGCCAGTGTTAACAGATTAAAGACAACAGTGAGTAGTGCAAATAGAAATGCGATAAATCCACTCCCTGCAAAATCAATTGATAAGATTAGAACAATAACTGATGCACTCAATGAGTCTTTGGGGGTAAGGGGCAATAATTTTATATCTGATTTTAATGCACAATTTCAGGGTTTGCCACCCACAATTGGAAAAAGTACAGAGAAGATTACTGGAATGGACAAAGCACTTAAAAATGCAACAGTCACTATGGAAAGGACCGTTAGATCTGCAAGGCGTTTCGATATGCGAATGTTAAGTATTATGTTTGCAGGTATGGCACTTCAACGTGCATTTGGTGGTGCACTCCGTTCTATTCATAATACATTTAAAAAAGCAGAAGATAACACCAGTCAACTTTCACAGACAACTATGGGTTTAAGTGCGGCGTGGGAGTTCTTAAAGTTTAGTATATTTAATGCATTGGATCAACCAGGGTTTCTTAATATGATACAGGGTTTAGCTTCTGCGATTAATTGGGTTTCAGATTTAATAAACAAATATCCTGTCCTAGGCCAAACCATATTGCAAGTGTTTGGTCTGTTTGCGGCGGGCGGAGCTATATTAATGATACTTGGCCAGTTTGCTTTAGGATGGCAAGCAATGTTTGGGGCTGGTGGCGTATTTGCTAGCCAGGCCGCAGTTGGGATGGCATCAACTGCAACAAAATTTTCTAAATTTTTGGGCACTATGAGGACGTTAGCAGGATTGGGGATTGCGCTATATATGTTTAATTCGTATATGGGTAGAGAAGAAGGATATGTCCCAACGGCTTTAGAATTAGCTAAAAATTTGGGGCTTGTAGGAATTGCGGGTTACTTGGGTGGTGTCCCCGGCGGGTTGGCAGCATTTATTATTTGGTTAGTGTTTGATGTTAAACCTTTTGTAAGGAACAAATTAGAAAAGAGGTTACAGAAAAATCAAGAGACAATTGATTCTGGAGAAATGCCTGGTTTTGGGGCTCAATTATCAGAAGGATTGTTCGGAGGATTAGACGCATTGTTAAACCCCTTAGATTTTTTAGGACATGCGTGGGATAATTTTGCAGAGAGTTTTAAGACAGGAGAAATTAATGACAAAAGGTGGGTTGATCATGTGAAAAACACGATGGTTCCTATTGTTAATGAATCATTAACTCCAGCAACAGACGGTGCCGGTGTGTCAATGGATACGTTAGGTAAAATGACTAAAATAGAAACAGACAATAGTGTGAAGTTAGCAGAAAAGTTACCAATAGAAACTGCTGCACATAATGATAATGCAGATGCAGTTAATGCAGAAGCTGAGGCTAAGAGGAATTTGGCAGCAGCAGAAAGAGAACTAGCTGCCGCTAGACAGGAATTGGCAGATAGTGGAGCATTTGGTTCAGCATCAGATAATATAGAGTAGGTGATAAAAGAATGGCAGATTTATGTTTACAAGACAGTGGG